AAAGCTGCAGATAATGTAGGAGTAAGATTAGTAACAGCCCCTCCAGGGTTAACCTGAGACTCATAAAATAAGATATCTTGTGGAAATCTTACATTAAGAATTACTGTTATTATATCAGTTACTACGGGTGTTGTAACACCCCCAACAGAAACGGCAACACCTGCATCTGTCCCAAGCTGTAAAGCATGAGCAGCTGGTGGAACATTAGGATCCCAACGAAGTCTTTTGACTTGATTAGTATGGATGATTGGTGACGCAATTGCGTTCCCACTAGGCATAGCTTGAACAAGCTGGAATGCTCTATTCAGCCATTGAGGACTAGAAGGCAAAACATTTATAGCTTCATCACCTACAGCAATACCGTCTGCATCACTTACAAAAGAGACAGCTTCACCGTCCATAACGTCAGGCCAACCTTTTCCAACCTCACCAATAGCGGCAATGTTTAGAGGAGATATTAGACCATTAGTAGCTAGAACACCATCTAGAAATACATCATTGACTGGATTCCATACGCCTACCATGCATGCTGTTGCTCCACCTGTAGCTCCTGTTGTATGTACCAGATCAGACCAATCGTGAGCACTGGCATTAATGCCGGCCATATGATTCGAAATAAAAACTTGATTCATGATTATTTAATTTTCATGATTAATAAAAAAATTATTCACTCTCTAAGACTTCCCCAGATTGTGATTGATATCTTGGTGACTCAATAGCCTCCAAAATGCTTTTAACTGCCATCTCTATGACTTCGTCATGAGTATGTTCTGGCAGTTCGGAACCTATACCTCTCTGATAACTCATGAGGGCAGGTCTCCTTAAATATTTTATGAATATATCTTGTGGGATAAATTCATTTGTTGTATACAAATCTACGAAATTTTCTTGAATTGTGTACAAAGGTGATGAACTTTTTGTTGAATTAAATGGATCATCTAATATTGCGTACAAATCATCGTGCTGTGAGTATTTGCAAAGAGTTCTTTTTAACTTAATTCCAGGGGTAGCTTCTATTATATCTGGGGTTACTTCTCTTTGTATTTCCTCAACAATATAAGGCCCTTGATTAATATTAATTACAAGAGTTTCTTCTGTTTGTGGATTTTTCCAAACCAATGTCCCATATGCTCCAAAATAGTCTATATCATTTGACTGATAAAATTTCGTAGCTTTTTTAAAGAAAATTTCATTAGCATCTGCTATAGGAGAATCTGCTGAAATTGCAGCAGAAGTTAAATCGGAGAATCCATCGTTGGGGGAAAGAGAAGGCTCAATACCTAATGCATATACTCCATTTCTTAAATCGTCTAATGTAATTCCTCCAGGATTTGCCTTTACCGCTGTTAAGGTTCCTGAGGAATTAGTTATATTAATTTCTACAAGTCTGTAACCTCTTGTAGGAGGAGTAATATTTACTTTTAAATAATAGTTCTCAAATCTAGTAACTTTAAAAGGAACTGTACCATGACATAATTCAAAAATCTTAGCCCTAATATTTATTAAATGCATATAATCTGTAGGAAGTTTTATCCTATACCCAAGTATATCTCCTTTAGATCTTGATGAGTATACAGCTCCCATAAAACTAGTTGAAGGACTGTAAAAATCCTCAATAAGATTTCTAAGGTCATCTATTCGTTTTTGAGATTGTTCAAATCCTTTACGCTTAGCATTACCCAACTCTGAATAGCGTTGCTTAATGAACCGTCTCTGTGCGAGATTAAGTTCATGATCTATCTCTTCAGATAAAAGATTATCAACCTGGAAAGACCCAAGTTTTTGGATTCCCAGGTTGATAGCTATATGCATCTCATTTATTGTCACTTTACTTTACCTCTTTGAGTTTAGCTCTAATAGCATTTACTGCTCCAGAGTTTTTCTTATTTTTAAAGTATATCATAGTATCAGTTAAATCTTCCCCAAGAGTTTGATCTCCGTGGATATGTTGATTCCCAATTTTACGTATAATATCTTTTTGCACCATTTCTGCAATCTCATCTTTAAGATCTAAATTAACATCTAGAGCTGCTTTATGAAATTTAGCAGGAGTTTTAGTCTTTAGTTCATAAAGATTATTCTCTATTTCTAAATTAGAAAGTTTATCAGGATTAGTATTAGTAAGTACTCGTAGTAATCGTTTCATTCTTTCTACATCTGAAGACGCTTTAAGGAACTCCTTATCTGCATCTTTTGAAATTTGAATATGCTTATGTTTTTTTAATAGATCTTTTTGGGGATCATATATATAAAACCTTTTACCAGCTATTTTAGCCATATCCTCTTTAGTGTCTGCTACCTGTGTATGTTTCATACACCACTTATACGTAATGTAATCCTCAATATTTTCTGGAGCTCCGTCTTCACTAGTAGTGATGTTAAGTTCTTTTCCCTCAAATGGGACTTTCACTCGTAGACTTGCCCAATAATCTTTTTCCTTTAAGGGAAAATCTGGGTGGTCATAGGGTAAACCTATGATACCAGGCAGGTATTTTTTTGCTTCTTCACCTTCCACTCCTCTGAGTGGTTGTCGTCCTACGTAGATAGAACCAATTGTAACTCGAGCCCCGACTAGGACCTCTTTTGGAAGGAAACCCGTGGTCTCCTTGCGTCTAATGTAAATTTTTCTCATGTTCTTTTAAAGTTTAGAAAGAATAACTAAGCTGTTCTTTTATAGTGAAAGAATAACTTAATGCTGTATATATATATATTAATACAATTCAAGGGGATACAGATATGTACCCCCTCTCATTGCAAACCAAACACAAATTACGATGCAGTACAAGTTAGGTCAAGCGAAGTATCAAATCTGCGAAGCAGGATACCAGCTGTCTTTAACATATGCACGGAAGCACCGTCTATATCAGATGCGCGAGTGTCATTACCAGAGAACCCCTTTGGGATTACAGAACCGGCAACAGCCCAACGCAACATTTCACGACCTTTCTTATTGATCATCTGAAGGTTATTTTCACCATCATAAGTAGATTGATCAACAAAAGTCATTCTGTAAGACTCCATTGGAAGACCTGACTCAGGATGCTTCTTAGAAGCTTGAGCAACAGGACCGTGATCAAATAGAGGAACTTTAACTACATTCACTGTGTGACCATCAATGTGATCGTACGATGTGAAGTAACCAGTAACCCCTAAACTACGCCCACTTCCAGTGATGAATTTAGATTCTGAAGTCTGAAGATATCCTCGACCAGTACCAGCAGAACCAGTACCTGTACTAGAACTGTAGTAGTTACGCATAGCTTTATCAAACTCACGAGCTCCCCCAATACCAGTGTATAGAGTAACCTGCTTGTCTGTAGCGTCTGTCATACCGTAGAATAAATCACCAATAACATCCTCGATTTTAGACTGAGTCAAAGTAGAGTAAGTGTCTTTGTTGATAATCTGCTCGAAAAGACCAGGACCAGAAATAACTGGCTGCCCATTTTCATCTACCATATTAGTTCGACCTGTAGAATCGTGAGTCTTTTGTCCGTACCAGTAGTACATCTCACACTCTTCTTTAAACTTAAGCATGTGACGATACTCTTCGTAGTCCATCCATAGTTTAGTAGTCTTACCATCTTTCAACGGAAGTTCAAACTGAGCAACATAGTCACGAGCATTACCAGAGAACTGATAAGACTTACGAATTGTCCCAATCTTAGAACGAACTAATCCCGGAGCACTCCAGTTAGAAGCATTTCCACGAGAGAAGTCAACTCCTACGTTAGCATATAGCTGACCCCACATAGCACCAGGTGCTAAATCGCCAACAGTATCTGTATCAGCTAAAGCAGCTTGATCCGGAGATACTAGTTTCATTGTGTACTTATAACCTCCTGAAGTAGAAACAGGCTGTTCCATAATACGTGCTAGTGCCCCACTCTCAGAAACAAGAGTATATGGGAATACAAACCACTTATCTGGGAAAGTAATTGAAAAAGTCTGTCCACCAGCCCCTGTCCCAGAAGCAGCTACAACCGGACGAACATTCACTTCGTGTGTTTTAACACGATACTCGTATTCGAAACGATCTATAGATTTAGTATTACCTACTCCCTCTGTCATAAATGATAGTGGGAATTTTTTTTCTTCACGCCCAGCAAGGTGCGTGATAATTGGAGAGAGCTCTGCTGGCTTCTCCATTAACGCATTGACCAATGAATTGGTGTCGGTCATCTGCGAATCATTGTAGTACGTTTTTAGTACATTAGTCAATGCCATGATTATATAATTTTAAAAGTTAGATTGCTTGTTTAAAAAAGCGCGTTTATATCCAGTTCATCTGGATCAAATGTGGT